ACTATCTTTTAGTAGCGTGGCTGCAATCCGATGTACTTCGTTTTGGTTAGTTAGCTTTTCCTTTTCAGCATTCAAGGTATCTAGTTCTTGAGTTGCCTGTTCGACTTCTTCTTTTACTTTATCAACATCTCCCTTGGCAGACAACTCTTTAATATTGTCGTTCAAAGTTTTGATAATTTGCTGTGTGGCAGAAATTTTAGTTGTAAGGGAATTAATTTCGGATTTAAGGTCTTGAATCTGATTCACCACAGCCAGATCGTGTGTGATTTCCTCTTCAATATCCATCAGCATATTCGTCATATCTTCTCTTGCTTTGACGATTTCTGTTTCTTTGGTTTTTAGTGTATTTGTTTTTTCTTCTTTGAATTGACTATCAATGTCTTGTTGGCACGTTGGGCACTCATCATGCTTGTTATAAAAATCAAGTTCTCGGGTGATCCCCAAATTTTTGGTTTGTAATTTACCATCAATCTTCTCTGCATCTTTGAATTTTAATTTATGATTTTTCAAATTTACAATTTTTGCTTCCAATGGTCCAATTTCAGTTTGAGTTTTCTGAATTTTATCTTCTTGGTCAGACATCTTTTTGGATAAAGATTTAACATCAGTCTGATGCCGACTAATAATTTTTTGATTATCTTTTTCTATGCGGCGCAAGGTTTCAGTTTGTATTTTGACGAACTGTTCTTTGAGGGATACATTTGTATCATTTTCGCTAATATCATCTTTGAGTAAAGATCCCTTTTGTTTTAAGATCGTGTTCATCGCCGAGAATATTTGAATGCCAAGAAGGTCTTCAATAACATCTCTACGGTTAGCCGCAGATAATTGCATAAATGGAACAAAAGTAGAGCTGCCTAGAATAACAACTTGGGTGAATGATTTGTAATTGAGTCGCAAGATTTGAGATTCGAGCAATTCTTGAAAATCACGAATGTTGGCTGTTTGATCGAGCGGTTGACCATTTACTAAAATATCAAATACAGCAGGCTTAATACCCCTCCGAACAACATATGAAATTGTTCCGATAGTAAACGACACCTCAACTAGACAGTCCCCGTCATTAACAGTATTGACTAGTTGTGGTTTATTAATTTTGCGGAATGGTTTACCAAACAAACTAAAGGTCAACGCATCAAGAATTGTACTTTTTCCTGTTCCATTATCACCAACAATTAAAGTGTTTAGGTGTTGATCGAGATCAACTTTGGTCCAAGTGTTCCCGGTCGAAAGAAAATTCTTCCACTGAATAGTTTTAAATGTTATAATTTTTTCGCCCCCCTCATGCTGCGCTCATAACCAACGACGATCTTTCTGGCGATGATATTCATTCTATATCCATATTCAGCGCATCTTTATGCAAATCCTGTAGAAGATCTTGAAGCTGTTTTTTGTCGCCTGCAATTTCAATAGTATCAATATAATTATTCAGAATTGTCATTGTATCTTCTGCCTGGTCAATTAGAGCCTCATCACCAATGATGGTAATATCAGTAAAATCTTCTACAATAGAAACAGACATTGGATTTACCTTATATAGCTTATCTAACATAATATCAAACCAATACGGGTTTGTTTTACTTTGCACAACAACTTTGACACACGATCCATCATACGACGAAAAGTCTTTGCCTGTCACTTCTTCAAAGGTTTTGCCCTCATCATCATAAAAGATTTTATGGAACATTTTATAAGGATTGCGAATGTATTCCAGTTCTCGGGTATCTGTATCAAACACATGAAATCCTCGGGGGTCTTGATAATCTGTCCATGTTATTTCATATGGCGCGCCGAGATAATAAACGGTGCCGTTGTCTGACTTGTGATGATAATGCCCAGACATGACCATATCAAATCTATTGAACATTGCAGCATCAATACCATGTTCGTTGGAATATCCTGCGTGCATTTCAAACCCAGCCACTTCTAAATGCCCCATGACAATCTGGGCATCACTCTTCTCGATAAGATCATATGTTTCTTTGCGATTCCCATCATTGATCCAAGGAAGAATAAGAATCTTCAATCCATCAAACACAAGTTCAGTTGGGTCTGCATATATCCAAGGTTCATGTTTTCCATCAAACGAAGAAAACAGCTCTGTCATAGAGTTTACATCATTCGTATTCTTATAGTAGGTATCATGATTCCCAATAATAATATGGGTGTCAATTTCTTCCTTGCCAAGACGATGAATAAACTTTTCTCTAAGAGATTGAAGCGTGTTAAAGTTGATGAATTTTCGACGATCTACTACATCCCCCAAATGAACAAGGGTTTTAATGTTATGTTCCCTGAGATATGGAAAGAAAACCTTATCATAGAATTTGAAAAAGTATTCGTTAAAGGCTGCGCTGTCATTTCTGCCTCCAAAATGTGTATCATTTATGGTAGCAATTTTCACGCCTGTTCCTTCTCAAACTTCTCCAACCCCTTCTTCTTCGCAGTCTTTTGGCGTTGCTTTTTAATTCCAGCCTCAAAAGAAGTTATAAAGTCTTGCATGTTTTCATATAGCGCAGGTTGTTGAATTGTGCCGGTACGTTCCCCCTGACCATCATGCTGAGCTAATTGATCCATTAGGCCAGAGCGTTCCATGGCTCGATACTTCACGTACAACTGTTTCTTCTCTTTTTGAATTCTACGCAAAAATGCATAGTAGATAATTTGTGTAAAATATGCAAATGGATTTCTTGATTTATCAGGATCAAAATTGTCAATATACTGCAAACAATTTTCAACACCATCAGAAATCATATCTTCCCTAAATGTATAATTAATAAAGTTAGGCTTATATGATAGGTGTGTTCCAATTTTTAAAAAACATTCTCCAAGATAGTCTGAAATTTTAGGTCTTGGTTCATTAGAATCTTTAGCTGCATGAACAGAATTTCTAAAGGACACCATCGCATCTAAAAATTCTTCATTGTTTATATAATGGTTTGCTTTAGTTTTTTTTAACATTTAATGTAGTATCCTTTTATATTTGCTGGACATTGCCTTTATAATCTCCACAAAATCTTCAAGTTCATCCTCTGATTCGAGTATGCTGCCGCGGCCCTCTCTTTCTGGTTCTTTATCAAACTCCATGTCAGATTTTAAATATTGATCTAATGTTGAATTATAATACTCTACCATGGAAACATCAACATCTTCAACTACTAAAATTTTATCAACCTTAATTGTTATGCTAGTACCAACCCACGGAATCCATTTGGTCAAAACCATCGACTGATTTCCGGTAATGCTAGATGCCGTTGATTTGTCCATAAGAGGAGGAATTACAAACAATTTCAACGGATTAATGAGTCTTATAATTTCTGATTGCTTCCAGTCGGAAATATCAACTTCGCTAATAATTTCAATTTCATTATCGAACTGAATATATTTTAATTTGGTTTCCATATTAGAATTTTAAGTCTACCTTATATATTTTAGTGGGGAATTGCTCTTGCATGTAATACTTATATCGCTCAACGAAATGTTTGATCGCAAAATTCTTATGTGTTTTATAGCTTAGGTCATCTACAATGTCATATAGAGTGGCTTCATTCTTAGTTTCACTTGTTCGTAGACCTCTACCGATGCTTTGCAATACTCGTATCTTTGATTTACCAGGGTGGGAAAATATGATGTTATGTAGATTCTTAATGTTCACACCCGTCGAATAAACCCCATACGATGCTACTATTATAGCATCTTTTTCAGATTCTACAATAGCTCGGACCTCTTCTCTCAATTCGGTATTGGTGCCTCCATACACATAGAACACTTTTCGCCCCTTGGCTACTTTGTTCTTAATGATTTCATGAAGAAGATTTCCATGCTTCTCTACATACTGAAACAGAACAAGGGTATTGCCATCAAGGCTTACTGCAAGATTTCGGATGAAAGCGTTGCGTCTATTACATCCAACCAAAAAGTCTAATTCTTCGTGATACTTCTTTTTAGAAATCTCTTTGCAATATTTCTCCGGATAGGAGAGAGTGATAGCTTTGATGTTAAATTTAGCCAATTGGTTTTTGTCAATGAGTTCTTTTGTCGTGGTGACCCTTTTAACTCGACCAAACAGCCCTTCAAGAACAAGTTTGTGTGTCTGTGTGTCATCCAAAGTACCCGTTGTACCAAAACGATATTCTGCATTGACCAGATTGGTCATAATAGAGGTCAAAGACTTGGCCTTGAACAGATGGCACTCGTCTCCTACAATAACATCGTATTGGTCAAAGTATTGCTTTGGCATTTTGAAGAGAGACTGCCATGTAGAAATTGTAATTGGCATATCGGACTGTTTGTCTCTTCCAGCCATGATATAGTGAACGTGGTCATCTGACTCCCAACCTTCATTTTGCCCATAATGATTGAAGTCCCCGTACAACTGAGAAACAAGCGAAGTTGTAGGAACAATGATAAGAGCCTTCTTTCCTTCATAATATCGCATAAGTGTATAGATGATGAGGGATTTACCGGATGCAGTGGGAGCGAGCAAAAGACAGCGTTTCTTGCGAACTGCATGAACAAACGCATTTAGCTGATAGTCACGAATTTCTACAGGAAGATCAAGGGTGTCAACGAACTCCTTGCCTTCCTGCAAAGAAAACTCCTCTGTCAGGCTGACAGAGGAGTCGTGATATTGGACATCATAGTCTCTATCCTGAGCAAACTGTTCGACATGCGAAAGTAGCCCTGCATAGATGGTATTGTTGCGAATGTCGAGCAGACGTATTTTTCCATCCCACATCTTGTTTCGATATGCGGGCATGAACTGATAGCCTTCGGCATAAAATGTAAAGTAATCGGACATCTCTTGAATAGTAGACCGCTCACCATCAACTCGAAGAAATGCTGCATTCACTTTGGATAATGTAATATCGGCCATCTAATTAATTCCGTTCAAAAACTTCTGCCAAGTAATTGCATTATTAATATAAAAACTACGCCCATTGATGTTGGCCATAATAGACTTGACGGTCTCTACCTTTTCTTTCTGATAGTCGATCTTCAATAGCCCTCTAATCAATTCCCGGTCAGATTCTAGATAGCGCGGAATGTCTTGCTTGAGCAATTTGTGGTCAAACTGATCCCACCCCCGGTCATACAAGTCTTCCTTACTCATTTTGCCAGAGTAGTATTCAAACTTGTCTCTTTCCATTTCCTTAAAATCGTGGTTCATCATCTTGAGTTGAAGATTTTCTTTGCTATAGATTTTAAGGTATTTGTTGTGCAAGGAAGGAATCTTTAGGCTTTCCTTGTCCAATTCAACCGAGTCAACCTTACTGTCAGTTTCCCACAAGGCAAGAATCTCATTTAGCTTCAAAACATGCTCCATAAATCAATCTAAGTGTCTATAGTATAGCCTATTTTTACGATATGTCAAGTGCTATTATGAAAGTTTTCTAAATTCGTAATTTAGGTACCGAAAGGTGGCTGAGGCTGTAAGGTATTCAACATCTGTTTGGGTAGA